TCATCAACCTATATCCAGTCGCTCATCATGCCCACTCGCCGCCTGCGTTTGCGCCGTCGCTTGGGCCCTTCACTCTCTTGCCAGCCCAGGGTGTCTGCCGCCTTGTGTATGGCCCTGTACGGCACGGAGTAGGTTTCCAGGTTCGTTCTTCTGCAATTGAGAAGAACAACCCGCAATGCTCTCTGCAATGCGCCAACGTCGCTGCACTCGCCGTCTATGGCGTCCAATTTGGTCAGCATTAGTACGCTCGCCGTTTATGATACATGCCCCGCAGTTCCCCTTGCGGCATTGCGCCGATCCCGCCCATCTGCGGCATACCTTGCGGCATACCGCCACCGCCCTGCCACGGGATCTGGCTCAACTCCGGCATCGTCCCCATGCCCTGCGCCCGCGGCTGCATCGGCATTGGCTGCTGCGGCGGCAGGGCCATGTTCGACGGCGCTGCCGGTGCCAGTCCGCTGCCGGGCACGCCTCCCGCGGGCGTCTGCGGCATGCCGGTCGGCATCGCCGTTGGCATGTTGGCTGGCATGGCACTGGCGAGCCCGCCCAAGCCGTAGCCGAGCGCGCCACCCTTGTTCTGTCCCATCACTGCCTCGGCGATGTCGTCGCGGTTTGCGTCATATGGCTGCGGCATCTGGCTTCTCCGTTTTCAAACATTACAACCTGTCACCGCAGCCAATGCAGCGAGACATGTTACCACTGTGAAACTTCCCTTGGTCGCGATGACCGCGCAACCGACACCAAATTACTACCGGCCACATGGCATAATGCTTGTATCTAGCTCGAAATAATTGCGGCATCTGGCTTCTCCGTCTTGAACATCAGCGTTATCCGCATCCCTGGATAGCTTCGCGTCACGCCATTGGCCCGGTGCGGCATGCGGCCATCGAACACGGCAATGCTGTTGGGTCTGGGGAAAAAGCAGGCGACGATCCGGTCTTCGCTTCGGGAGTAGAACATCGTCTCGCCGCCCCAGTTGGGGGACCACCGCTCGTGGGGGTAGTACACGGCGGTGTAATTCCCAGGCTCGCTGGCATCGGAATGAACGCTGCCATCCATGCCATAGGCCATGCCGTTGGCGTAGCACCGCACCAGCGTGTGGCCGGCAAACACCTTGTCCTTCACGGCAAACCACGCATCGTAAATGACCGGCGCCGCGGTCTTCAGCTCGTCCTCGCAGTCATAGGCCTTGTCGGCCCCAACCTTGCGGTGGCCGGCGTAGTGCTTGTGCAGGAACGAGTAGCCGTCGCGCTTGCTGTTGCTCTTCCAGCCGGTTTCCCAGCCCGGCTGGTTGAGGAAGTCGTAGACGTGCCGGCGCACCTCGTCAGGCAGCGCATTCTCGTGCCGCACGGGTTTTTCCAGAACGTCCGTCATCCTGCCGCCGTCGTCGGATAGGGCTTCATCGCCGCCTGCCTCTCCTTGAACAATTGCCCACGCTCGGCCATCTGCCGCTTCGACGCCATGTCGGCCGATCGGTTCTGCGCATCCACCGCCTTCTGCTGCGCGGTCTGCGTGTTGAGCTGCATCTTCTGCTGGCCCTCGACCAGCTTCTGCTCGTGCTGCTGCGCCTCAAACTGGCCCTTGACGTGCAGCTGCTGCATCTTGGCCTCCTCAAGCCGGCGCTTGCTCTCGGCCTCGAACATTGCGACGCGCTGCTCGCCCTGCAGCTTGGCCTGCTCGATCGCACCCTGCTGCTGCAGCTTGGTCATCTCCAGTTGCGCCTTGCCGTCCGCCTCGGCCTTCGAAGCCTCCAGCTTCTTCATCTCGAGCTGCGCCGTGGCGTCGAGCTTCTTCTGCTCGGCCTCCAGCTTCGGGTCCGGCTTGCCGATCCGCTGGCTCGCCATCATCTCGACTTGCTCGACCAGGTTGTCGATCGAGCCGTCCAGCGTGCGGCCAACCCGGAACGGCGCCACCGAGAATTTCAGCAACTCGCCGCAGAACTCGGCCGCCCCCGGCTGCGCCGCGATCAGCGCGCCAAGCTGCGGCAGGAGCTGCGCCATCATGCCCATGAACTCGCCGCGGCGCTGCTTCTCGGCGTTCTCGTCGGCCTGGATGGTCGAGTCGGTCTCGATGTCGAGCACAAACGCCGTGGTGCGGTAGTCGCGCAGGAACTGCTCGATCAGTTCCTGCGTCGGCTTGTTCTGCTCGTCCTCGATGTTGCCTTTCAGTTGCGTGTACTGCTGCTGCAGTTCCTGCATCTGGCCGGGGTTGCCCTGCACCGCCATGGCCTGCGCCTGCGGCGCGGCTTGCGCCTGCTGCATCTGCGCCATCGCCTGCTGCTGGATCATCTGCAACTGTTGCGCCATCGCCAGCATCTTCTGCTGCTGCTCGGCCTGCGTCGGAATTTCCATCTGCGACATCTGCAGCAGCGTGCCGAAGTCGAAGTCGCTGCACATGATCTCGGCGGTGATCTCCTCGATGTCGCGCGCCACCCGCACCATCTCGCCCTGCTTGTCGCGGATGCGCACCGAGCCGTACTGCGACTTTAATTGCTGCGCGCCCAAAGTTTCGCCGGGATCGGTGTTGCCGCGCATGATGTCGCTTAGACCCATGATCTGGTAGATGTCCTCGATAATTTGTTTTCTGACCGCGATCACTGCCGTGATGGTGTTGGCGATCATGTCGATCGGCATCCAGATGATCACCTCGCGGCTGCCGCCAAACGCCGCCCAGTTGCTGATCGGCACCAGCACGCGGCCCGGCGACTTCATCTTCACCGCCGCCTGTACCGCGTCGCTGATCTCGGCCGAGCCGGCCGGGTAGAAGCCCTTCACCTCGAGGTATTGCGCCAAGGCATGCAGGCGCCCGGTCAAGGTGTTCACCTCGTCGAGCTGGTCCTTGTATTGCAGCACGTCCGGCACCGGGATCAGCGAGCCTGGCTGCGTGGCGGAGTATGCCGGTTGCGGACACGGAAAAAAGTTGTTGAGCTTTGCGAGCTCGTCCGGCTCGGCCTCGTCGAGGATCAATTCGCAGCCCTCGGCCACCCAGACCACCGTGTTCAAACCGCGATGCCAGATCTCCCAGAACTTGGCGCGCTCGCGGTTGTCGCCGCCGCCGATCTCCTGCGCGTCCTTGTCTACCTTGTACTCGGCCCTGGTGTACTCGTCGTCACTGTACTTGCTGAACCGCTTCTTGGCCTGCGCCCGCGTCATGTAGCTGGCCGCGGCAACCCACGTCACCTCGCGCCAGTTGCGTGACAGCGAGTGCAGGAAGTCCTTGCGGCCCTTGTGATCGACGCAGACGTATTCCGACTTGTCGTGCTCCTCGTCCGCCGGTTCGTACCGGCACCACGCCACGCCGCGGCCCGTGGTCGCCAGATCGTCGCGAATGAGCTTCAGCAGATCGTCGATGCGCGTGAGGTCGAACGCCACCACGGAACAGCGTTCCAGCAATTCGCTGGTGGTCTGGTACAGCGGCCGCCGGTCCTTGAATTTCGGCACCACCACGGGCACGGGCGGCTTGGCGTAGATCGACGGTTTCAGGATCTCAAGGTTGGCCCAGAACAGGTTGAACTGCCGATCGCGCGTGGTGGAACGCAAGAAGCTGAGGTTGGCATACATCCGCTCGATGTTGTCGCAGCTCTCGTTCCACTCCTGGAACGCCTTCTCGCTCTCGTCCAGCATGTTGAGCCAGGCCTTGGCCTTCTCGGGCTCCATGGCCGGGTTGTATTCGGCGTCACCAGCACGCTCGTCTTCGCCTGTCGGGGCAAGCTCTTCCTCAGCCGGCTCCAGGCTTCTGTCCTCGTCCGCCATAACCCCTCACTGGTTCAAGCGTGTGTCGCTTGATCCGGTGCTGACGCGGGCTGGTGAATTATCTGGCCATCATGGGCCAATTGCGGCGCCGGCTCAACCGGGGCCGCGGAGCTAAGTGCGTCCAAGCGCTCGGCGGCAACCTTGAGCGTGTCCGATAGCTGGCGCGAACGCGGCTCGACGTTTGCCGCCATGCGGCGCATGGCGATGATCAAGTCCTGGTCATACTTGCGCTGTGCTGGGGTCATATTGCACCCATTCCCATTCGCCGGTCGCGGCATTGGTAACACGCGGCGCGTAAAAATTGCAGTATCGGTTGACGGGATCGTTGCATGATGGCTTGGCAAACTGCGGGTATACCGGCTGCCGCGTCGCCACTACCTGTCGCCTGGCTTCACGCTCCCACTCAGCCTCTCGGACAGCCTGCCTGGCCGCCTCAGCCGCCGCCTCAGCCGCCGCATCACGCGCCTCGTATCTCTCAGCCGTCCAACCGCTGTAGCCCTTAGGCGGACCCCTGGTACGCTCAACAAAGTCCGTCTTGAGGATGCGCCGCAGATGGCGCTCGGCCCTGGCCTGGATCTGCCGGACGCGCTCCTTGCCGACGCCAAGCATCTCGCCAATACGGTCGAGCGTCATCGGCTCGCAGCCAAACCCATACCGGCAGCGCAGCACACAGGCAGCGCGCACCGGAAGCTTGTCGATGCCACGCCGCAACAGCGTGTCCTCCTCCTGGCGCAGGATGAACTGCTCGGGCGTCTCGGTGTCGAGGTCGCCATAAAACAGACACGCGATATCCGGCTTGATCGCCTCGTCCCTGAGACGCTCGTGCTGCGACAACGCATGCACTGCCTTGCGCCCCATCACAGCCGCAGCCCCCTCATGTCGCGCTCGTCTGTCGGCGGCGGGAGTATCCAGGAGCCGGGGTCGATCTTAGTCTCGATAGGTTGACGCGGTATCTGACGCCAAGCCATGGCGAGATACCGGAATGCATCCGCAGGATGCGAAGTCCAGTCATGGACATGGGTAGCTCGGAAGGCCTTTTTTTCGTCGTCCCATTCGCGCCGGTACTGCTCCAGCGCTGAAATGCCCTGCTCTTCGGTACGCGGATGAAACACGCACAGTGGCAGCGTACGCCGCACCGCATTGATGCCATCTGCAATGGATGCCATTGGCACAAGGAACGGCTTGAGACCAAGAGCCTGCATGGTTTCCACCCGCGTACGACCACTCCCCCACTCTTTGATCTTGGCATCATGCGGCACAAAATCAGTACCATGGCGCCACCCATGCTGGTGCTCCCGCTTCTTGATCTCATCGACATAATGCTCGAGTCCGACGCCGCTCGCCGAGTAGCAGTCCAAGATAAACACTTGGCCGCCCACGATCTGAAACCACCAGATCGACGTGTCGTCTGCCATACCCAGATCCCAGGCCCTGTGGACAAATTGATCCGGCAACGCCTCGACCTCATCGACGCGCCCTTCCGATCGCACCGCAGCCATTTCCAGTGCGTAGAACGAGCCCAGCACGCCCGCGGTGAACGAACACAGCATTTCCTGCTCGTACATCATGCGGCCGTGATCGGCGCCGTAGAGCGCGTTCAGTTCCTTCTGGGCCTCGTCGAGGGCCTGCTCGGTGAGCGCGCCGGTGTCCTTGGCGGTGAGCAGCTCGGCGAACCAGCCCTCGGTGCGCTTCGCGTGCTCGTACAGCTGCAGGAAATGGTTGCGGCCGCGGGGTGTGCTGATGAACGCCGCCCAGCCGCCATTTTCTTCGATGATCGGGCGGTAATAGGCCCACGCCGCCGGGTTGGCGAGCGCATACTCGGAGAAAACGATCCCGGCAACCGACGATCCAATGCCCGAGCCGCTCGTCACCGCGTCGCTGCCGACGACCTGCCAGGTGCTGCCGTTGTGGAACCGGACTTGCATGAGATCTTCGCGGGTGTTCGATCGGAGCGCCTGCGGGAAACACTCGTCGATGCGCCGGCGGCCGCTGTGCGGGTTGACGGCGTCCCACACCGCCTTGCGGGCCGTCGTGTAGGTCGGCAGCATGTGCCAGTAGTTGGCTGGGCGCTCCATCATCGCCATGGCCGTCGCGTGCAAGCAAATTTCATCCTTGCCGGCGCGCCTGTGCCAGACGGCGACCGCGCGCTTACCGCCGCGCATCAGATAGCGCCAGAGCTTCTTCTGGTGTTGCCTCGGCTCCCAGCCCTGGTGCGGCAGGTGGACTTTGCCGAGCGGCGCATTCATTTCATTATTTCCGCGGTGCCGCAAACAACCTCCCACTGAGGTTGCCCTTCCTCGAACTCGTCAGCGATCTGCACTTCGAACCAGAACGACCGATCCAGCAACCACGCGATCAGCCTGTCGGTCTCTGCCCTGTTCCCGGTGTGCCGAAAGCGATCGAGCTGCTCGCAGATCATTCGTCGTCGTCCTCGAGCATTTTGCGCAGCACGACTTTGATCTCGCCTTTGAGCTCGAGGGTGTTGTCTTGTTGTGGTTTGCCCCAGCCGCGATCGAGCAAAATAGCCGCCGCACTGATGCGTGCCTGCTCGTTGTTGCCGTCTTTTGCAATGCCGCCCAGCGTCTTGATACAGACGTTGGTGTAGCCCCTGGCGAGGGAACGGATATCTGCTGGTACTTTAGCCACTTAGCTGGGGGACTGCCCCTCCTCCTTGTCTCGTTTAGCGATCAGTTGTTCGATCTTGAGATCGAGCCGTGCTTCCAGTAGTTCGATCCGTGCTTCGAGAGCGCGGAACGCTGCATACAACTCGTCGCGCATAGCCTGGTCACCGGCTTCCGTGGGACTGTCGATGATCGGAGTGGGTTTGGCCGTCATGACACCTCACAAACGCAGAAAGGGCGCGCACTCGCCCGATCAAGGATAAATACGCGCCCCCCTGCACACCGTCCAGGCGCGAACGGCGGACTATGTCCCTGGCCACCCACTGAAGGGCCCTGTGCTGCCAGGGGAGCACCCATACCGGGCATCATCCCCGGCTTCACCCTTTGAACTCGATCTGGCTGTGCCATTTGTCGAGGGTTTCGTTCAGCATGGCGGCGGCCTGGTAGGCGCCGTTTGAGATATTAACATGGCGATCGATCTCGGCGTAGAGCCTTTCTTCGTTGTCGGCGAGATAGCCGTCCATTTTCTGCAGCGCCTCGAATAGCGAGTGCAGCTTGGCGCGGCTGTCGGTGGTGGTGCGGGCAATAATTGCCTTGGTGTGCGACGCGATGGCGTCGGCCACCCGGTCTGGCGTGACGTTGTTGTTCACCCTTGCCACCAGTTCAGTGACGGCGGCCTCGACGTTCTCGATCAGGTCGGCTTCGGTGGTGGTGGCGTCCATTGGTCCTCCTTGTGGTTCATGATGATGGCCCGGCCGATAATTTCCGGGATCTGCGGGACGACGGCGTTGCCGAGGCTTCTAAGACGGTCCACCCGAGCGGGAACCCCATGAGCCACTCGACCCACGTTGGGCTCAACCCACCATTGCCCAGCGGTGTCTCCCCGTCGTATTTCATCGCTGATCGCGGCGTAGTGCGAGGCGTGTGGAACCTCACCGCATTCGCTAGTTGCTCGCCCTTCGTCCCACCACCCCGCTCCGAATAGGGTCTGGCATTCGGATGGCGATGGTCGCGGTGTGCCGGCGTCGGCCACATCCGCACCGTGTCGGCCAGACATTTTCCGTTTGGCCTGTCGCGGTTTTCCGCCTGCAGCGAGTTGATGTTCTGCTGACTGGTCGTTGGGGTAGGCCACATCTTCGCAAAGCGATCCAATGATACCGACTTGTTGGTCGCAAAATTCAGCGTTTCCGTTGACGTGCTGCGGCGTTCGATGTGGTCGCTCGCTGTCGGCGTCGGAATGCTGTGGGTAGGCAATGATCCAAACCCGGTCGCGCCGGTGTGGGGCACCAACGGCGGAAGCTGGTATGCAGTGCCATTCCGCATCAAACCCGAGCGCGGCCAGGTCTCCGAGAACTCGCTCAAGGCCCCGTCCAAGCAGAGCTGCGACGTTCTCCACGATGACGTAGCGTGGTCGTAGTTCGCCAATAATTCTGGCGTACTCGCTCCATAGTCCCGAGCGAGCACCTGCAATGCCTGCGCCCTTTCCTGCTGTGCTGATGTCCTGACAGGGGAAGCCGCCGCAGATGACCATATTGCGACGGCATGCCCGATATTGACTTGCTTGCCCTTCTGCAGCCTGCGCAGGCTGGCATTCCGCCCCTGCCCGCCGTGATGCCCCGCATGTGTGTCCGGTGTCGGCCACATCGCAGGCGCATATAATTCCGTCTGCGGTAAGTCGAGCGGCAGTGAGAGTTGTGACATCGTCGTAGCAGGGGACGCCGGGCCAGTGCTTTCTGAGGACGCGCCGGCAGTATGGATCGATCTCGCAGAACGCGACGGTTCTGAAGCCGGCTCTTTCGAGGCCGAGGGAGAAGCCGCCAATACCGCTGAAAAGGTCGAGGACATTCATTCGCTTTCTGTTTCGTCCGGGGGCTCAACCTCGACGCCGAGGCAGATCAGCTCATGCACCGTCAAGGCGTCGCTGATCGCGTGGATCGGATACCCGCAGACGATGCATTTCCGCATGTGCGTTCCCAGCGGCAGCATTCGACGGATGTTCATGCTGGCTGGTCCGGGGTTTCACGTGAAATGTCCGGTTGCTCGCCACGCCGGCGCGCGAACTGTTGTTCCAGTTCTTTCCTGCCTACCTCGGATGGCCGCTTGGCAATTGGCACGACATTTGCTCTTAAGCTTTCTTTCTTTCTAGATGTAGTTGTGAGTAAGGATGCATTCGGTAACCCATTGATATTCCTCACTGTGGCCCAATAATTGAGGGCACTTCGACGCTTGGTTTTGATCTTTTCCACTGCGTCGGGGATCTCTTCGTCGGCGCGTTGGTTGTGCAGACAGCCGTTATGCACATACAATTTGCCCTTGTTGATCAGGTTCTTACGAATAGTTTTCCACATTCTGAGATCGCAGCCGAGCCAGGGAATAATTGCCGCTGGGTTATCGACCAAAATACCGTCGCGGCAGTAGATCAGATCAAGAATGGTGTTGTAGGCGCCGCGTTCTTCGAGCGTCAGCTCCATCATGCCGATCAGGGCCGCCCGCGGATCGCGCTTGTACCATTTCAAGAGGCCCATCACGCCCCCACCGCAGTTGCCGTAACCAACTTTGGCCAAACCCGGACATTCGCCTCGACGTCGCGGATCGGGACTTTGCGGCACTCGGATCGGTTGATCTGTTCCGTGACCGTGGCCGGCCAGCTTTCGTGCCGCGGCCAGAACCATTCCTTGAGCGCGGGAAAGTCGATCAGGTAACAGTCCAGTGCGGTTTCGGACTTGTTGGCGAAGCAATACAGCAGGTAGTCGGCCTCGCCGTATTTCATCCAGCCGTCCTTCTCGCGGCCCGGCACCGTGCAGCTCCTGGTTTCGAGCGCGAATGCGGAATAAGGCTCGGTGCGGTATTTCGGCCAGCGGACGATCTTCTCCTCGACACAGACCGCCGCGCCGTTGCGGCCCTGCAGGATCGTATCGACCGCATATTGCCGCTGCAGCTGCGAAGCGAGCTTACCCTTGTCGATGAACACGTAGCGGCCGGCGACGGCATAGCTTCCGTAGAAAGGCGCGAGGATCTTGTCGCGCATCCCCCTCTGCCACATGTCGTCGCTGACAAATTTATTCATTCGGCCGCCGCTCCACGATCTTGAGCTCGTAGCCGAGCGCATTGAGCGCGGCCTCGAAATTGGTCAGGCTCGGCGCGCTGCGATAGCGCCAGTCGCTGATGGTCTTGGGCGCGACGCCGCTCTCCAGCGCGATCTCGGTCAGCGTCACTTGCTTGGCATTGGCGATGCGAATGAGCCGCCGCACCAGCGGGTGGGCCTTCGGCGGGATCGGGATCTGGCCGCGCCAGCGGGTGCCGAGCCGGTTGCCGGGCCGCCGCGGTGAAGTGTACGAACCGGAAATAATTTGATCCTTGAGATCGTACACTTCAGGTTTGGCCACAACAGCCGCGCCGGCACTGGAAGCTTCCAATACCGGCGCGCTGCATGTCTCCGGACGCAAAACCGATACGGAAAGTCGAGCCATCGAGGTGCCCATCTAAATAGGCCATTTCATGCGGCAGTGGCCTTGGCGGCGGTGCGCGCCCATGCGATCCGCGTGTGCGTTGCGCAGTAGGACGAGCCGGAAATTTTTGTTGCGCCGCAGTACATTTGCGTGTGCGGCTCGCCCGGCATCCAGCGGCAGTGGTGCTCGGCGAGATCGCGGAAATGCACCGGGCCGGTGGTGGGCGGCGGCTTGCGCTTGACGCGGGCGATGAACGGAAACTTTGGCTTGGTGGTGCGCGGCGGCTTATGGCGGACGATCTTGCGGCGCTTCGCGCGCATCAGGCCAAGGCGGCTGATCTTGCCCAGCACGGCCGAGCGGCTGGTGCCGAGCTTGGCGGCGATCGTGGTGCCGGTCTCGCCGGCACGCCACATCGCGTGCAGCGTGGCAAGCTCGTCGGCGTTCCATTCGAGGGGCATGGGCACCATGGCTGAGAGGTCAAAAACCAGAGGTAGGCTACCCACGCACGGTGTTTTACAAATTTCTCGCCAGCCGCCGCTTATTCGGGCGCTGTGCCGTTTCTATTGAGAATGGACTGCGCCAACATTCGCGCGGCGTCGGTCGCGCGCGAGATGTTCACCATGTCGGACAGTTCACCGTTCGCCAGGACGCGATACATGCCGGGATATTTTTCGTCGGGGACAACTTGCGTGACGATCCGGCCGTCATGCAGTACGTCAACGCGGCCAGACTTTCGTTGCTTGATGTCGATCTGCCAGGCCACTATCCGGCCTCCGCGAGCTGCGCGAAGTCGTCAGCGCTGATCGCGCCGGCACTCCATTCCCGGATCGCTTCGATGGTCTGCCAGTCGGGACGGGTCTTCCGCCTGCGAATGCGGCTCACGGTTGCGCGCGAGCGCCCAATTGCCTGGGCCACTTCATCGTCGTCGAGCTTGAGCAGCGCCATATAAGCTGACAGGTGCATTTGCCTTCCATGTACATCAGGCGTACATTGCTCGTCAAGGGGTTTTGTACATCCACTCGCATGTACGGGAAAACCCTGGGCGTGCATCCTGTGTACATGGTCAGGCACAAGCCTCCGCCATTCCGTAAAACCCACATTCGGGAGTGGCGGGAATTTAGGGGCATGACGCTGGAGCGGCTGGCGGCCCGCGTCGGTGACCAGATCGGCGGCATGACCCATGCCAGCCTGTCCCGGATCGAACGGGGCCTGCAGCCCTATTCCCAGCCCGTCCTCGAGGCCATTGCCGACGCACTGACGACTGACGCCGCCTCGCTCATCATGCGCGACCCCAGCGACCCGGAAGGCATCTGGTCGGTTTGGGACCGCGCCAAGGCCGGCGAGCGGAAAATGATCGTGGACTTGGCAAAAACCGTCATTAAAACCGGAACATAGTCCTAGCGAGAGTTTGGGCATCGTTGGGCGTGCCCATTGGGCATTTGGGCATGCCCATCTTTGCCTAAAATAATTGTACATCATATGCACATTTATGCTTGACGCTGTTGTACGCTGGGTGTACAAAATATCCATCGAGACGGGGAACCCAATGATCACCGACACCATCACCAAGCCCAGCCACAACCGTTTGCTGCAGGCGTCGGGCTCCTTTTTGTTTAAGTTCGAGGAACTGTCGATCGAGATCGAGCCGTCCTGCTTCGCCGGCATGTTCAACGGCACCGCCGACGTCACCTACTGGAACGACGAAGGCGAGCTGCAGTGGTTCGTCGGCGACATCGAGCTCTGGTGCGAGAACGGCAGCAAGGTGGAACTCCAAGCGGAGAGCCGCCCTGCGTCCTCATTCAGCCGCCATCTGTATCTCGCCATCTGGGACGTTTTGACGGAGGGCGCCTTCAAGGACTCCATTGACGGCCGGGTGCGAGCGGAGATCGAGTCATGAGTTACGACACTTGGAAGGCGACCAACCCGGCTGACAACGACAACGATGCTGACGACAGCGATATCTACGGGTGCTGTGACTGCTGCGACAAGCAACGCCCACTGTCGCGTTGCTGGACCTCGGACGGCATCGAGACGTTCGCCTGCGAGGAGTGCCGATCATGAACCGCACCCGCATCAACGCCACATGGCACAGCCGCTGGCAGGCCGCCTGCCGCGCCGAAACCCTGGCCCGCCGCCGTGAAGCCTCGAACCTGCTCTCTGGCGTTGCAACGATCTTGCTGCTGACAACGATCGCGCTGTGGTGCGCCATTATCTCGGAGAGGATCTGATGCTGACCTCAGAACTGCTTCGTGAGCTGTTGGACTACGACGCAGAAACGGGAGTTTTTCGCTGGCGCAAAGCTCGCCCCGGAACAACAGTTGGAGCCATTGCCGGACATAAAAATACCGATGGGTATTGGCGCATTCGAATTTGCTATCGGAAATACACAGCATCACGCTTGGCATGGCTATACGTCACCGGCAGATGGCCAAGCAACCAGATCGACCACGCAAACAGAAACCGATCTGACGATAGATTTGTAAATTTGAGAGAAGCAACGCGAAGTCAGAACGGTGCAAACCGCAGCGCATGGATCCCCGGCAAAGTCAAAGGGGTATGTCGCCGTTCGAATGGCTGGGAAACATCCATCACGAAAGATGGACGCTACATTTACATCGGGAAATTTTCGTCTTTGTCCGAAGCCACGGATGCATACCAAGCAAAAGCCGCCGAGTTGTTTGGCGTATTTGCAGAAAGTCAGTCAAATGCTTAGCCCCAACCTCAGTCCGAACCTCAGTCCGGAACGCGATACGCGCGTTGGCGCTAGCTTTCTTCCTGCCCTCATGGCGGGGAAGACGGATGCGATCATCCAGGAGTGGAAACGTCTCGTCGGAGATCCATCCTATGTGCCGACAGACCTGTCGGAGGTATGGGCAGTTTTTCAGGGGCGCGTTCTCGAACCTCATATTTTGGACTGGCACCAGCGCAAGACCGGCCCGCTGACGCGCCGCGGCGAGTGGGTGCGCCACCCGCACCGCGACTGGCTCGGCTGCACGCTCGACGCATGGCGAGCCACCACCGACACGGTGCTCGACGCCAAGTGTGTCGGCCAGTGGCGCAAGCTGGACGAGGTGATCTCCTACTACACGCCGCAGCTCGTTGTGCAGAAGGACTGCACCGGGGCGGCCAATGCTTCGCTGCTGATCGTCCACGGCGGTGCCGAGCCCGTCGAGTATCCGGTGACATGGACCGCCGGTTACGAGGCCGACGTCTGGATGCGCCTGGACGAATTCTGGGACTGCGTCATGTCGTTGACGCCGCCGTGCGAACTGCCATCGGCGTTGGCCCCCGTGCCTGCCGTAAAGACCTACGACATGGGCACGTCGAACGCCTTCGTGGCCAACGCCGCCACCTGGCTCCTGAACAAAACCGCCGCGAAAGACTTTGACGGGGCGGCGAAAGAACTCAAAGCCCTCGTCCCCGCCGACGCCCAGAAATGTTTCGGCGGCGGCGTGAGCGTAACTCGAAACAAGGCCGGGTCGTTGTCGATCCGCGAGAAGGAGTAACCATGCAGACCGAGAACACCAATGAACTTGCCGCAGCCCTTGCCAAAGCGCAGGGCGCAATGGAGGCCGCCAAGTTCGATAAGCAAAACCCACACTTCAAAAACAAGTATGCGAGCCTTGCCGCCGTGATCGAAGCCATTCGCAAGCCGTTGTCCGACAACGGACTGTCCTACACCCAGACGACGGAGATCAGGGAGAATGGGTTTGTTCTGCTGACAACGCTGCGCCACGCCAGCGGCCAGTGGATCGCATCCGAATACCCGCTGCCGGTGGCCAAGGGGGCGAAGGATGACGGCATCAAGCCACAGGAAATGGGCAGTGCCCTTTCATACGCCCGGCGTTATTCGCTGAGCGCCCTTGTCTGCATTTCCTCCGAGGAAGACGACGACGCCGAGGGCGCACGCAAGGACGGGCAAACCAACTCAAAGCCGCCGGTCTACGCAAGGACAACGGAAGAATACAACGAGCGCACCAAGGCCGATCTCGATCGCGCCCCGATCAACCGGGTCGAGCCGCCCGTGCATCCGGTAACTGGCGAGACCGGCCCGCACACCATTGTCGAAGACAACGACATGAAATGGGGTGCGAAGTTTGTCGCCGCGATCAAGGCGGCCAAGGATGACGACGAGATCAACGACTGGAAGGGTGCCAACTGGGAGCGCCTCGACGCTCTCGAACTCAACGAGCACACGCAAAGAATACACGATCGCATCATCACCAACATCGAGACAGCCAGCGAGGCGCTGAAGAGGAACGCCGCGTAGCCGGAACAGAACATAGCGAGGCCACTAGTCGGAACGGGATGAACCTCTGAGCTTGCGCAGCCACCCACAAGACGCGACGGCGGATTTGTGGGGCTCCCGTTTCACCTATCAACGGACAAAACGATGAGCCGATATTTAATAACACTCCACTCTACCGCCGATCGGGCGCGGGCGATGCGTGTCATCGCCGCGGCGCCCGCCGGCACGCGGATCGAGGTGAAGGCGGCGAAGCGCACGACCCCGCAGAATGATCGCATGTGGGCGCACCTTAGCGATATCGCGCTGCAACTGCCGTGGCATGGCGTGAAGCTGAGCCCGAGTTCCTGGAAGCTGGTGTTCATGGATGCGCTCAAGACCGAGCTTCGCATGGTGCCCAACATCGACGGGACGGGTTTCGTCAATTTGGGCCGATCGTCGTCCGATCTCTCGAAGTCGGAAATGAGCAATTTGCTAAGCCTGATCGAGGCCTTCGCCGCGCAGCACGGCGTCAAGTTGCATGACGAGCGGGTGGCCGCATGATCCTTGATCACGAGCGCAAGGCGCTGCGTCAACTCATCCACAGCATGTGGACCCAGCGCCTCGACACCGCGTTCATGGCAAGCGCATTGCAACTGCCCGAGGCGGAGATCGAGCACGAGTTGCATGCTGTGCTGGAGATCAGGCGAGCCGTCAACAAACTGGCGGACGTAAAATGAGCCGCCGCGAGTTCTCCAAGAAGATCAAGCGCGCCGCATTCGCGCGGGCCAATGGCCGCTGCGAGAGCTGCGGTGCCGATCTGCGCGGCAAGCCGGTGCATTACGATCATGACATTGCCGACGATCTGGGCGGCGAGCCGATATTAGAAAACTGCCGTCTGACGTGTATTCCTTGCCATGCGGAAAAAACCGCCGGGCACGACATGCCGCTGATCGCCAAGGGCCGGCGCATCCGCGAGCGCAATATGGGCATCAAGCGAACAAGCCGCCCGCTGGCCGGCACGCGAGCGTCAGGCCTCCGCAAGCGCATGAACGGCAATGTCGAGAGGTGGCCGCCATGAAAGTCCCGCCCTATCAGGACATCGCCACCTTGACCGCCAACCTGTCGATCTCGCCCCGCACCGTCGATGTCTGGGTAAAGCGGGGACTGCTGCCGCCGCCCGTGACGCGGGGCACCAAACGGCTTTGGAAATGGTCGCAAGTGGAGCAATATCTTGATGGCGGCGCCGACAGCGGCACAGCGGCGGAACTGCAGGACATACGCAATGAAACGCGGCGACAGGCGAGCGGCGCCCGGTAACTTTGCCGGCGTCGTGGCGGCCTATCTGGGCAGCGACAAGTTCATGCGGCTGGCGGCCTCGACGCAGGGCGGCTATCGCCGCCACCTGGCGTTGGCGCAGAGCGTGCTCGGCAACTACACGATCGACGTGATCCGCCCGGCGCTGGTGCAGGCCTTCCTCGACGGCCTGGCCGATCGGCCGGCCACCCAGAAGCACGCGCAGACCGCGCTGAAGGCGCTCGAGCGGTGGGCCATCGGGCATGACTTGCTGCCGCGCCAGATCACGCTCGGCACCGAGGCGCCAGGATCGAAGGGCGGCCACAAGCCATGGACCGAGGCGCAGATATCAGCCGGCATCGAGCATGCCGCACCGCACATTTCGCGGGTGATCATGCTGGCGTCGAACACCGGCCAGCGCGGCAGTGATCTCGTCAAAATGCGCTGGTCCGATCTGGAGACATACGAGGGACGCATCGGCCTCAATGTCGTCACCAAGAAAGTCGGCCTGGAGCTGTGGATACCGCTGACGAACGAATTGAGCGAGGCGCTGACATCGTGGCAGCGGCACCCCGGCTTCATCCTGCTGAAGCCTAACGGCCAGCCCTGGAGCCGTACGCAACTGTCGGACGCCTGGACGAAAGAGCGCGACACCAACCCGGCGCTGGCCGGGCTCGCCGGCTGCACGCTGCATGGCTTGCGCTCCACGGCCATTGTCAGGCTGCGCCGCGCCGGCGTCACCACCGGGCTTATTTCGAGCCTGGTGGGACTGTCGGAGGCCATGGTGAACCGCTACTGCCGGTTCGCGGTGCAGAAGGACAACGCC